TACCAACGGACATTTGATTTATAGATTCGTATTAATCTATATTTATTTATAAATTAAAGATTTGAGAGGAATTCGTTGAATAAGTTCAACTTATGCTCTTCAAGTCTTTTTTGATCAACGAGAGTATTAATTCTTCTCTGAGTTCTTTCTGCAAGTTGTTCACGAAGGATTCCACCTTCCCAAACCCACTCTTTTCCTTCCATAATTCCTTGGACAAATGCATCAGGGGCAGAAGGATCTGCAACGATATCAGCAGCAGTTGCTAACATGAAATCTTCACCAACAACTTTACAACCACTACGATCTTCTCTCAGTGATCCAACACCACGAGAAGAAACGCCAAGCATTACACCTTCATCAAGAAGAGAAGATGCAATTTTACCCATTGGAGTATTGAGGATTTGTGCCTTACCCTTAAAATTATTTCCTTCTTGAGTAAGTGAAGTAATTTTATGAGAGACTCGATCAAGGTTTACAGTAGGTCCATCAGGGTGACCAAGTTCTCCCAGAGCACGACCCTTATTCACAAAAGTTTCATTATATCTTTTTACCTCACGAGAAAGAGTTTCCATTGGATACATTCTTCCATTACGATTTTTGAGGTCGCCTTGAAGGAAAACACCCTCAATGTATAATTTCTTACTGGCACCCTTGCCTTCGGTAATAATTTTTACGTTTGATACTTCTTCTGTGATGAGTTTCATTTGATTATCCTGTGAATCCTACTTTTGTTCCTAAGACATCTGTTCCGGTATTAACATGAACAGTATGCGATGGTTGCTTTTCTAACAATTCTGTCGTATTGGCTAACATAGTAAAAGTTCCAATCGTGGGACCAGCATTCGTTTCAGATACTGTAATTACATAATCAGTTGTACTTGGATTTGCCAAGCGAACGACAGTAGCTTCACTAAAACTAGATCCAGCACCAACTGTATTTGGAACTTGAATTTCTGTTCCCTTTAATAAAATTCTTCCCATTATTCCTCCTCGTGTGTTGCTTCAGAGTCTGCAAATAATGATGCAGCAACCGAAGACTTTTGACTTTCAATTTTTTCTGCTGCTTTTGCGTATAATAAATTTTTAATCTGGTCAGTAACAACAGATGGAGATTCATCCGTTGCAATCAAATCGATAAGCTCTTCCATTAAATTTTTGTCAGTATAAAGTTATTTATATTTTGTTGCTATTATATTTCTGGTGCCTGAGTCGAACTTGCGTCAATTTCCGGTTCCATTGGAACATCTCCCAAGTTTTGTTGTTCACTATCTTGAGGAATTGGATTACCCATTTCATCCGTTGGGGCATTTGGATCAGGAAGTATTCCTTTTTGAATCTCATCATCAATTTGATAATCAATTTCAATAATTTCAGAATCCGTTTGTCGTAAAATTTTCTTACGAACGTATTCTGTTGAAAAATATTTTCCAATATATGGTTCAATAGTCGTAACTAAGTTTAATCTTTCAGAAAGAAGTTCAGACTCTTTTAATTCTGAGAAATGGTTATCATACAAGAAGTCATATTGAATATGATCTTCCATGATTTCCCAATCATCTGGGGTTACTATATTTTTAAGCAGTAATTGAGTTCTCAGCATATCATTAAACATCTGAGAAAATCTTTTTCTTAAACGTCCAACAAATTTTGAGAACTTTAATTCATCTCTTAAAATTTCTGAAGAGCGACCAAGATTGAATCCCTCATTGGCAGCAATTCTTGACTCTGGAACTCCCAAAGCTCTGTATAATTTCTTTTGGAAATACTCAATATCGGCAAGTTCGCCAAGATTTTGTCCACCAGGAAGAGTGGTAATTTCAGTACCTCTTCCGCCCTCTCTTCTTGGAAGCCAAAAATCTTCGAGCATTGACATAAATTTACGATCATCACGAACTTCACCAGTTTGTGCGTTATAAACTAATTTATTTCTATAACGTGACATAACCTCTTTGAGGTATTGTTCTGCCTTTACCTTAGGAAGATTGCCAACGTCAATGTAGAAAATTCTACGTTCTGGTGCTCTTGATAATCTGTAAATAACAAGAGAATCTTCAATCATACGAAGTTGATTGAGAGCTTTAATTGCTTTGTGAAGATATGAAAGAACCGTTCCTTTGTTTCTATCTACTAATCCAGAGGTGCAATATGTAATAGAATCTTTTGCAATTTTAACTGTACCTTTAGACTTTGCTCCCATATAACCAACGTTATGGGCAGGAGCAGGAGAATAAACGTAATATTCTTCTATCTTTGAATGATTTATGGGAATACTGCCATCAGAGAAATTTCCATTTAAAGTATTATCTCCATTCTCTTTAACTTCTTGACGAACATGCTTCATCCTCATAGGATCAATGTATCTTAATTCTTTGATTCCTTCATGAGGTTTTTTAATGTCAATGACTTTTAGATAAAATAATCTCCCATCAACATACCAATTTCTAAAAATTTCGTGCGACTTTCTATCAAAATCCATCATCTCTTTGATAGACTTAAATTCCTCTCTAATTATTTGCTTTAATTTATCTCCAGCATTTACATTGGTAAGTTCTATTTCCACAGGAGAATCATACAAATCACTAACAATTGCCTCATTAATAACATCTTCAATTGCACCATCGCATTCTGGATGCAGTGCCATTTCCCGGTAACGACGAATTAAATCGTACTCAGTTCTATAGACACCTTCAATATCTACATACTGACCATAAAATCCGGATTGTATATAATGATCAACCCCGTCCTCATTAGTTTGAGGAACGGGGGATACTATAGAACTAGATTTTTTCTCTTTATCATCAATCGAAAAACCAAAAAGTTTCGCCATTTTATAAACTTACTTGTGACCGTGTACTATTTAGTTGATATCTTCTCCGCCAGCTGCCGGAGAAGTTCCCTTAATTGCTTCCCACCAGTGAATTTGCATCTCAACAGTAAATTCTTCAATTGCTTCGCTATCGTAAGAGAGATTGATTGTTGAAATATTTGTTGGGAAAATATCATAGAAATGATATGATCTCAAAATAGTTCCATCACGATTTAACTGATGGACAAAAGCATCTGCCTGATATGTTGCAGGATCGGTAGATCCAGTGCTATCAGACAAACGATTGATGTAGTTTGCCCATTTTTCAAATGATGAACGAATAGAGAAATCGACATCATTAATGACAGTAATTGTCCATGTTTCAAATGTTCTATCGCCAGCAAGTTTTAGAGTTCTTCCTCTAAATGCTACTTCCAATGGTGTGATATTTGAAGCAGGAAGTGCTGCTGATTTTACAAGAAATCTTGTCTTATCTAAGGTTACCGCATCAATACCAACTGCTGTTGGAAAAGCAAGTTCAACTTCAAAAAGATTACTTCTTGTACCACCGCCCGACAACTTACTCTTGAAGTCGGTAATTTTCCTCAAGGGAATGTTATTAATTTGGTTTCTGGTTGCCATTTTTTTAGAGCCTCTAAGTTAATTAAAAGTTACCGATTACTTCTTCAAAATCAACACCAGTCTTGGTGGCAACAAAGGTCAGACCAATGAAGTTAATTGATCTTGCGGGTTTGATAAAGATATCTGCCACAAACTCATTATTATCTATCACCGCAGCAGTGTTATTTGTTTCATCGCAAATAACAACATAATCTTGAATACCTCTATTTGACTGAACATCACGTAAGAATGGTTCAACAACATTTACAAAGTTTGTTCTTGTAATTTCATCGTTGAACTCAAAGAGTTGATCTTTCGCAGCAGCAGAAATAGCATTCTCAAGATAGATGAACAAGCGACGGACGTTAATGCGGTCAAATGCCGATGCCTTAGCAAGTCCAGTTTTATCTCCAAAGAGAACAATACCTGCACCAGGAGAGAATACAACTGGGTTGATTCTATTTGAATACAGACGATCTCTTTGTGCTTTTGTTGGATTGTACGCAAGTTTTACCGCGTTTAAGATAGAACCTCTTGATGTTCCTGCTGGAGAATACCAAGGGAAGTTATTAATATCAGTACGAGCACAAATACCTGCAATATCTCCATTTAGCGGAACATATCTGAAAGTATTTGAGAAGCGATCATACATGTACTTATAACCACTATCAAATATCGCATAAGAAGATGAAGACACGGAAGCATAGAATTCAATTAATTTATTAGTAATATCTGATGCACTATAAACTGTTGTATCACCTTGTGTTGTGGTGTCGCTCATGATAGAATCTCTACTTGGAGATACAAAAGCAACAGCATCCTTTCTCAGTTCAGCGACAGAAATAACTTTATTTGCAAGTGCCTGAGTATCTACCTTAGCCTTGGAGGCAGATCCCATAAGCAAGAAGTCTGCTTTATAGTTATCTGTAGACTCAAACAAGTCATAACCATCGGAAAGTTCTCCAATACTTGCTGTCAGAGCACCAGATTTAGTTAAGTCAGTTTTTCCTCCATAATTTGTTCCTCCTGTTAGGTCATCAGTTGAAGAACCTGCAGCATTAAAAATAGTACCTTCTGCATCTCTATCCCAACCACCATTCGAGACAAGTGCAAAATTAGAACTATAACCTGTCTCTACAGTGTTTGCGGGAGAACCTAAACCAAAGACATATTCTGAGTTATTTGCAAGAAAACTTCTCCAGTAAGATGGACTTCCTACAGAGAACTCTGCATCTTTTGCCTTCGAAAGACTTAAATGCTTCTCAAGAATAGTTCCTGCATTTCCACTGATAGTTCCAAGAGAGTCAATAACAACAACGTGAACTTCATCAAATCTTGAATTTCTTGCTGCTGCATAGGCAGAAGTTCCAGGTCTTGGTGCAAGAGTATTCCAATTAACACTTGATGTGGTGGTTAAACCAACTGTTTGTTGATCGAACCAATCTTGTCTTGCGGTGTAAGAAGTAGAACCATAAGAAGTTATTTCATTATTTTTAGTAATTGAAACGTCTCCCGATCCAGCAAATGCATAAACTCCGGATGGTTGATAATCTACGTCCGTTACAGTTCCTGCTGAGGATACATGAGAAAGAACTTTTACGCCTACAGAAGATGCGCCAATTTCAGTAATAATACCCTTTAAGTGACCATCAAGAGTGCTAGTTGTACCAGGACCAGGAAGAGTGGAAGATATTGCCTGTGTGACTCCATATCCAACAACCAGTGGATCGCTGACTACTGAGTTGGAACCGAAGTCAAACGTAGTAGTAATATCAACAGAAGATAGTGATGCAGTTGAAATACCAACTACATCTCCCACTGCAATTGAAGTAACTGTAGTGCCTGCAGCAACAACTCCAGCAACATCACATCTTACAATTTGCCCCAATGTTACCGATGCGGTCGAAATGCCGATTGTTGTAGCACTGCCAACTAAAGTACCACTTCTGTTAGAGATAGCAGCAACAAAGTTAACAACTCCAGATGTATTAATTCCTGTCAGAATTTGATCTGCTTTTGAGTCAATAATTGCAACTCTTGCCCCGTTTGCCCAAGTACCGGGGTTTCTGGCAGCAAAAACAACATTACTTAAAGTATTTTCATCATACCCTAAAGAATTGTAGTTGTCTAAACTATCAATCTTAACGCTTGATGCAGTTCCTATAAAAGCATTTTTTAATTGGGAGTCGTTTGCTCTTACAACTCTAAGTGATCCGCCATAAGAGAGATAAGAAGAAGCAACTAACCAGTTCTCATAGTGCTTATCTGTGGCATATGGTTGCCCAAAATTCTTAAGTAAACCATTCTCGTTCTCTACCAGTATTGGTACGTCTACTGGTCCCTTTGCAAAAGGTGCTACAATAGCTCCGATTCTAGCTGAAGAAGGAGTAACTCTTCCAATAGTTAAATCAACTTCCTTTACTACAATCCCAGGAGATGCTAAATTTAATGGCATCTTGATTACCCTCGCAATCCAAATTTGTTCTAATAATATTTATTGATTTGTCTTTTTTCAATGGGGAAACGATGCGTGAACAATACTACCAGTCAGGATATTCCCATTCACATCTACATGGAACTCTTTTTCTTGTTTGTTGTATTCTTTTTATTGTACATTCTTTACATTCGTACGAATATGATGACATTGCAGATGCTCTATCTTTTTTAGTTCTATAAAAACCATCTATTAAATTTTTTGTAAATCCACAAGATCTACACTTTCTTTCATTGAGTAATAAATGTCCTAATTTAATTTGATCATCAAAATCCATTAATGATATTCCCACATGTAACTTTTATCCCCATATTCGTCAGTAAACCATCTATCTCCCTCACTATCAGTAAATCCTCCTGGATCACTTAATCCATCGGAAACAAATCCAAATGGAGCCATATCTTGTTCTATCTGATTTTTTTGCTCCTCATAGATTCTTTTTCTGACATCATTATCAGTCATCTCCTTAAAATAGTCTTGTGCGACTAACCAAGAAAAAATAACTAAGCACATTGCAAGGTCATCATTACAACCTTCTTCCGCCTCAAACGAATTATGTTTTTGAGAGAAAGTTGTTAATTCGCTAATAATTTCATAATCAACAGTCAGCAACTTATCATCTTCTAAAAATGTTTTGAGATTAGAACATCCCAACTTTTTAACTGCGGATGTCATACGAACACCAAGTTGAGATTTCTTACCGCTAAATCCTGTACCAACAATTTGACCAGCACGACCTCTCATTGATGCCATAAGAAGATTGTCATATTCCAAATCATAATGAAGAATATTTGCTACCTGATCACCAATATCATTTACTTCTATTAGTAACCAAGCGTCATTATACGCTTTTCCAACTTCTTGAATAATGTTGGGAAAGAGCATTGGTTTGATTTCATTATTCCGATATTTTGCGACGACTTTGTACGGGAATTGTGTGATATCAAACACGATAAAAGCAGAATAGTCGTTCCCCAAACCCCGAGCAACATCAACAGTAATGAGATAGTTATTTTCTGGTTTTGCATTTTCATAAATGTCAAGTCCTGCATTTCTTTTTATAGGATTTTCATAAACAAGATTTTTGAGTTTAGTTGGATTAATAAGAGTATTGGTTGATCCTAAAAATTCACAGTTATGTGATATTATATTATTTGAATAATATAAATTATCCTCTCCAACATCAAGTAAATCGTAAAGATATACTCCCTCTTCTACAACTTCATTATAAACTACTTTTTTCCCCTGTAAAAAATCATCAACTTTAATCATTGATGCTTTAATTTGTTCTTCTCCAAAAGAATGGTTATCGGAGCATTTTATTTCTGATCCATCATCAAATATTATCCAGTGATAAAAAGGTTTATATACTTTTTGAATTCCAGAAAAAGATTTAAATCCACTTGGAGTCTTTACTGTAATATTTTTATTAAGTTTAAACATTTGACCAGCATTCTTTTAAAATAATTCTTTTTATTCCTTGTGGAGTTAAATTATATTCTTTGGCATATTCTTTACAAAATGCCTGAATGTATGATAATTTTTTACCATTTTTCATAACAACACCAACGTTTTTTAAGTTTGGTTTTTCATTATATAGTTTTCTTATATCTCTTATCTGCTCATCATTTATTTTTCTACTAAAAACTCTACCTTTTCTAGAGTTGCTCATTTTTTCTATGGTTTCTTCAGAGAAACAATTTTTAATTCCTTTATTCCAAGGAACAGTTCCTTTTTTTACTCCACCAATTCCTTTTCGTTCATAATTATCAAATCCTTCTCCGCCAGTAGACTTATTCCACCCATTCTTAAAAGTATCAAATTTCTCTATGTAAAAAATTTCCGCCTCTTTTGCTTTTTCCGAAATATCTATCTGCTCATTTATTTCAAAAGTATGTGGTGGTTTATTTCTTTTATGCTCTCTTTTTCTGGCATCTAAATTTTGCGTTTGTCCTACATATTTGATATTTCCATTTAAGTCTTTGAGAAAGTAAATATAATACATTTTTCTAATTATTTATAATCCAAAAAACTCACATTCGTTGATACAACTCTTTCATAGAAATTTTTTGGGGAATACCACTCTCATCTAAAATTTCTATCATAGTATCTCCACTTAAGCACTCAAACTCAACCTTAAACTGTGCTTCTGAGGTATTGGCAATCGTTTGCTCTTTCCAAGCTTGATCTCTGCCAGGAACTTCTGACCAGTGAACATCCGTTGGTACGTATTCATTC